TTCCATGCTTCATCAGCTGCTGCATCGCCAGACTCACGTGTCCACAATATCGATGTTATATCATCATCTGAGATGATCAGGTCACCATGCATCAGCATCGCCACAAGAGTGGTGGTGAAGCTCATGTCACCATTGTACCAGTCGCCTTCTGTCGATTCGATATCGAGCTGAAGGCCTCCACTGCGGATGCAGGCCCAGTCGGTGTTTGTCAGCGACGGTTCAACGCCAATGGTAGCCAGAGGAACGATGCAGCGCCATAGTGAACCTCCATGCCAACAGTTATCCTGGACATACCGCTCCTCAGTACTGTCATAGCCCATGATATACTGCTTTTCATTATCCCACGAGTCCCATTCGCGCTGGATATAGTCAGGCGAACCGTCATGTTTTACGGTGATAAGATTCTCTATGACGGCAGTTTTAGCATAGAGCAGGGTGTCATTGGGTCGAATAGTGCCTTCCTGAAGCAGTTTACGGATAACGGGAATGTCTGCAGGCAGACCGATGAAGGCTGTGACGTTTGAGCCTTGGTCGTTAATAATAGGCTTGGTGACCCCCTGCAGGAAACAAAAATTGCCGTCTGTGGCTGAAAGGTAGAACAACTGCTGTCTTGAAGAATCTACAGGATTGCCCCATCGGGCAGCCGTAGCGCCCTCCATGGGCAGGTAGTTGTGGCCGCCAGGGCATTCGTTGTCGGGATAAAGAATGACCGTGGCAGTATTGTTTGTCATATCCGTACTCAGTACGCGTGTCCAGGAGTCAAGTTTGGTACCGGCACTGTCGAGGCTGTTCATGCTGCACTTCAGTACATCGTGAACCTGAAACGTATGCAGTTGCTCAGCATACTCCTTACGGAATGTGAGCTCTATATATCCGTTTCCAAGGATGTTGACACGCTCAATAACGCCACGGTCGGTATATAGTTGACTGCCCTCGTTGACACGCTGCCGGTTGAACACCAGCTCTTCGAAAATAGCCGAACCGCTTACATAGATCTGCTCGCATCGAATCGAGCCGTCTGGGTTGAGGTATATCTTGCCAGGCTGACCGATGACAGCTCCTGCTAACAAGGTTAACAAATACTGCAGCTGTTCTGGCTGGTCGTGCGATACATAGTGTCCCAGATATGGCAGGATCTCGAGGAATGCATTACCAATCCTCTCGGCAGTATTCTGATGCAGACCACGCTCATCATGAATGGTCTGAAACAGTGTCAGTAGCTCGTTGAGCGTCTTCATACTGCAAAGATATTTATTGTTGAACGCGTGCGAAAATACAAGGCGACCAGTTGTTATCCTTCCTGTTCCTTTTCGGTCTACCAGAATTGTTCCTGTCCATACTTTTTTCGGAACGTTCGCTGTCTGAGACTTCTTGGTAATATGCAAGACTGCCAAGGTATACCACCTGTGGTGCCTCTGAAGTTGCTGGTCGGGATCATGTGTCACTCTCTCCTGTCAATGTTGACGGATATCTTTACTGATGCTGTGATAAACATCTCTTTATGGTTGTGGTGACAGTGGCTAAGTAGATGTCTTGCTGCTGTCATGTCATTTTTCTGAGAACTCTCCAGCATCTAGGCTGCTTTGATTTTTCCTTTGCAAAGGTAGGGGAAGCCCGTGCACTGCAAGTACCGTATACTATTCCTGCACAAAATTCCAACACGCTTTCCGCATTTTCTTCTTAACGCCAGGTGGTGACTAAAGAAAATGTGGTTTTTCAGAATTTTCCTTGGAATTCCTTGCATCCGAGCACTACCACTTCCTACCTGTGGAAAGCAACGTAAAAATTACAAAAGCTCCCAGAGCTTCAAAGTTTAATCTCTAAAAAATAACAATTATGACAGCAACAGTTCAGACATCAATTTTAAGCCGCAGTCGCTTGTACAACAAAAGATATTATTCCGGCAACCTTTACACAGTGTACATCAACACGGAAGACGGAGAGAGTCACGAATATGAAGTAGAGGCCGACAACTTCACAGAAGCCACCAGACAGGCAGAGGAATACGCCAGCAGTCTCTTCATAGATATCACCTTCATAGAAGTCTATCAGTTCGCTTAAACATTAACCCTATAAAAAACAAGATTATGGAACAGAAACTTTTTATCCTGGTAAAGACTGAAAAGTCAAACCGTTCAGAGAACAACGTTTGGGTCATCAGCACCCGCAGTTACAAAAAGAAATACTGCAGGAATGCCTTAACAGCACTCAGATACGCCTTCATCCTTAAAAAACAGACGGGACGCCGTATTTCAGATGAAGCATTCGAGACACTTATGGCGGGAGTTAACGCCCGCAAGTCGCAAACCCAGGAGTCGGCCACGTGCTGACTCCTTATAATTTGTATCGCCATGTTCAGGTACGCATTGTTCGACTACATTCCGAACCGGAAGCTGAGAAAGGCTTCGTTCGAGTTGCAGGATCTGCACCGTATGATCCTAGGATTCAAGGACGGCCGTAACCTTTACACCCGATGGGCTGCTAGACAGTTCGCCCGTACACTGTCAGCTATGGATTTATCGGATACTGTCATTGTCTGTATACCTGCCAGCACGCGATATTCGAATGTCAGACGCTGGAAACGGTTCTCCGACATCCTCTGCCGCTTGACGGGAGCGATTGACGGATTCGACCGCGTACAGGTCAGCGGAAGCCGCAAGCGGGCACATGTCACTGGTGACTATGAGCTGGCGACGAATATCAAGCACTATGTGCATATCGATGCCGAATACTTCAGGAACCGTAAAGTCCTGGTCATCGATGATATCTACACCACAGGGCAGTCGTCGGCTGCATTCATAGCAGCTATGGAAGCAGCAGGCGCAACAGTCACCATGGCCATGTTCCTCGCTAAGACAAAACAGCACCGTATCGGATAAGCAGACCTGAACCTGCTTAAAATATTGTATCGCGTCCACCGTACCCCGCCCAACCCTGGGCCGCTCGCTATACTCATGCCCGGTGAACGATGGACACGATGGGCTGAAGCACTGTTTTATATCCCACCCGCATTCCCCTGCGCACCTGAACGCTCAGCATTCAACACTGGCGGTAAATTACCGTCAGAGTTATTCTCGTTCATCATACAGGACGTGCACCATACCACCACGCCCCTGCTGCCAGTACCACGCTCCGCTCCATTATACATGAGCCGCCAAGAGAGCCTTATCGGCTGAAATGTGGTGGTTCGCATCGAAGAGGGTATGAATGTCATCACGCAAGCTTAGATAACTGTCATACGCACATCGACAACGTGCTGCAGCACCACCGCCACGTCTCAGCCAGGCACACCCGGCGGCTGATGCTCCACTGTGCTACACGGGTATTGGCAGCAGGGACGGATAGAATCGTGCCACCATGTATGCACGTAATGCTACGTGAAGGTGCTTGCCTTGCTGTGTCGTATAATGCGCCACGACCGCGGATGAATGAGGTATAGAGTTTTATGTTAGAGGTATAGGAGGTATATGTATAAAAACCTTTACATATTCCGCGCGTTTTTGAGGGCGTAATTACGGTTCGGGCGGAGGGCGGTGCGGGGCTACGTTCGTACAAACTTCCTTGCAAATCCAAGGAAGCGAAGATTAATTCTTTAACTGTCAGCTAATTACGAAAAACGGGGGTTTACAAAATCACAGGAACCGTTTTTCGGGCTGACAGAAATAGGAAACGCCCGTCATCGCGACGGGCGAAACCGAATATTATGGTCATTAAAAGTTGTTGTGAAGGCTGGTTTATGCCATACCCGCACCACCTCCAGACGCATAGGAGGCGCATCCGGTCTCGACGGCAATACAGAGTGTATCGAAGGCATCGGAACCGTCAGTACGCGTCTGCAGCTGGTCTTCCTCGGTTTCCTCTTTTTTCTCTCCAGACTTGTCTTTCTGGTTGGTACCATTGATTGTCATGGCAGAGTCGATACTGATAAGCAAGTCCGGATTGTTTTCTTCGTTGATAAGTATCTGGTATGTTGCCTGTCCGAGGAACATACGGTTGATAAGCGCATGTTTGACAGGATGTTTCCATGGGGAACCGATGTATATCTCACGTACTGTCCAACCGTGCTGGATAAGACAGTATTTGATTACTGTATGGAAGTCGTTCTTGTCGACACCGAAGTTGTTGCCGACAAAGGTTGAATCGTAACAGAATACAACCTCTTTATGGCGCAACGGACCGTAATACTGGCAAAAGTCGTCGACAATTTCAGGCAGACGGCGGTCGTACTTCGTAAAGAACGACTTCAAGACACGGAGCTTCATATCCTTGCCCGGCTGACCAACAACCAGCCATTGGATGTTATTGTTGGCATCGAAGGCAATATACAGGGGTTCGTTCTTATTGATATCTGCATCCATACGGCAGTCCACATGGCGCAGCTTCTGCATATCGAAATTCAGCGAGTCGATATAGCTTTTATCGACGGCCGTATAGAGGTTGCGCGCACTCTTGGCATTATAGAACGAGTCCTCGCTATGTTCTACACGCTTACACATGATAGTGGTACGGAACGTGGCTGGAGGCATATCGCGGTGACACTGTCGGATAAAGTCTTCTCCCAGAATCTCGAGATTCTCGATGCTCGAGAACTCTTTATAGAGATAGGTGTCTGAGCGGAGCATGTTGATGGCCCGGGACATACGTCGTAAATTATAGCGTTCCTGAGCAGTAACAGTTTCACGGCGCTCCACCTTGTCGGCTATCTGCTGACGCAACAGCCAGAACGAGGCCAACAGTCCCTCGAGCAGCATTACTTTTTCCTTATCACACTTCTCTCGGTCATTCAGGAACCAGGATCCTTTCTTGGTCGTTGGCATATCTGAGAACTTGGCGATGCCATGGTGATAGTACAGCTGACCAAAGGCGTTGGCGTTACCACGGTTGGCGGGTAGCGTCTCGTCCTTGAACTGCTCAAAGTCTATCTGCTTGGCCTCGTCGACAAGGACGTAATCAAACGATTGGGAATTACTGGTACCCTTCCGGTCCTGGGAGATGATACTAACGTAGGATCCTGTGTAGAAAGAGAGTGTGTTTTCCCAGTTCATGGGCTTGATAATCGGTTCCTTCCATCCCCACGCCTTAGCAGGTTTCTTGCCCCAGGTGTAGTGTACACCCTCCCGGAATCCCCAACGACGAAGGTGGGTGTCCCATGACGGGATGATATTCGTCCACATACGCTTCGAGTTGGGACCGACGGCAGCCGTGTTGGAACCAGGCATACCCTCGGCATTGCGGCGCACGATACAGGCGCAGACCAGACCTTTGCCGGTACCACGGCCTGCAACCATGGTTATATTCTTGGTATTCATGGCCAGTATGTACGACTGAGCCCTGTTAAGATACTGCTGCTGGTTATCCATTACCGTCTTTGTCTGGTTCGTTGGCAATCTCGACAGCGTCGGCATCTTCTACGATACGTTCTGCCGATGTGCCACAGTACTGGGCTATAAGCCTGTCCATAACCTCATAGGCATTCTTGATGGGCTGGAATCCCATACTCGTGACATCGAAGGTAAAGACGATATGCGGCACAGAATTGAGCCCCATATCGCGCTCATCGTTCTTATCGAGCTGGTTGTATTTACCATACTGTCCGGCCAAACGGGCGATGGCCATAGGATCCTGCTTACGGACGGCAATGGCATAACCCTCCATAATCATGTTGTTAAAGCGCCAGCGGTGCCATTCCTTGGAGCACATCTGCAGGCTGCCGACAATGGCATGAAGTATCTCCAGATCTTCGTAGGCCTTCTGTCTTGACAGAGGCTTGCCGTCCGTCTGATAGCTTGCCTGGATATAGTCCACGAATTCACGATCCTTCTTCAGAGGATTGCGAAGCATATAGTTATAGATATCCCTCAGCCTGACGACACGCTGGATAACCTGCTCAGGGACATTATCCTGTCGCATCTGCTCGACGGGGAGCATCAGATTGGAACTGTATAAGTCGATATCCTGTATCATTCTATGCTTATTTGTGCGGTTGTCAGCCATTGGTTGGCACTCTCGATAGCCGTCGGAGAACCGACATCGGCCAGACGTAATGTCTTCTCATGGAGTTCACGGGCGCGCTCTGCCAGGACACGCCTGTACATCCGGCCTAACGGTGTGTACTCGTTACGGAAGGATTCTACATCTTCATCCTTCAACATCAAAAGGGCGCCAATCTGCTGAGGGGTCAACAGAAGACGTGCCAGCTCCTTCGCTTTCTCTAATAATTCCTGTTCCATGCTTGATATCTATTTCTGCAGACCCGTTGACAACAGTATCCTCCCACTGGCTCAACAGCTGCTCATAAACTCCTTTATCCGTCGTGATGATGGTTGACTCTGCCCGGTCACCGTAGGTCTGGTTCTGACTGGTGACCAC